TTAGAGCATGGCAAGCTCTAAAATCACGTGCGGGGGAATTACCCCCGCAACTCCAGACGACTATAGAAGACGTCAGGTCATTTGTGAAAACTCGTACTTGCGAATTTCCCTATATATCGCTCTAAAATCAAACGGGACAAGATCCCATTTCATCGATTGAGGACGTACAGGTAGTTCAGCAGTTCGAAGCCACTCAAGACCGGAGGTCCAACATGGAACGTTGGACCTCTTTTGGGACGGTAAACCAAAAATACCACGGCGATTCTCTTTTCCTCGAGATGGCGCTAAGCCATCTGTGCGGAAACAGAGTACCGGGTGTTTCGGGGGTTCCGCTCTCGTAAGTGCGACACATAATCTTCCAAAGCTCACTTTCTTGATTGATCGTGGCGTTAGTTGACAATGTGTAACACTATACCCTTCCCACCCATTTCTATTTCTAGTTGGGTGTGCTTCCTTGAGGGAACATATTATCCCGGCATCTCCAAGAGACGCCGGAATTTTGTGTTTCCTCCACGATTTGGGAGTTGCTTTCACAAGCATCTTCCAGAGATCACGGAACCTACCATCACAGTACTTTTCATCAAGAATTCGATGTGAGTACAGCCGTAAATTGTTAGCAATCTGCAAAGCATAAGGTATGCTTTTGCTAGGATCAGCCTTCAAATCACGGCGGAGGTAGAAGGGACGGACGTTCTGGCCATTAAACCAGTCGGTACCACAAGATTCAAAGAAACTTCCGGCCAGGAAGCTCTTCTCTGTGTTAACCTTAAAACCCAGTTGGTTCAAGGTTAGTATTACTTGCGTGGTATATGCTTGAGGCACAACAATGTCATCACCGTAAACGGTGACGTTGTGCCATTCACACATTGGTACAATTGTATGAACAATAGACGCAAAAATAAGCGTTTCAAGTTCAAAAGTGTACCCATTACCCATGGAGGAAAACTTAGCATTGGTAAATGCCTTTCCATCGATAAAGGTTTTATCGCAACGAGGTGTTGACAATAAAACGTACCACTCCCAAGGCAGAACCGCTTTAACCAACTCTAACGAAATGGAGTCGGATGCAGCTGATAAATCAATAGTCGCTAGGCTTCTTTGAATAGCAAGCCGAGACAAATCTTGATTTCTTTCTTGAGAGTGCAAATTAATACCAAGGTTAGCTTTTAACTGGTCCTTAATATATCCACCAATCCCTAGTTGAACATAACTGTTCAACGTGGGTTCAATGCATATACCACGGTCAGTCTTAGCAGACTTAGGCACAGTTGTGAACTTATTTCCCTCTACTATATTAGGCTTATCTAGGTGTTCCCACCAAGGTCCGCCAGCGAAGTCATAATTGACTCCGCGAGTGTGGCTATATGCCGCACCCAATATAGATTTGTAAAAAGGGTAAAGTTCGTAGGTTAGGTCGATGTCAGCATCATATTTATCAGATACAACGCTTCCAACACCCTTCAAGCACGTGGTGGCTCCGGGCCCAAATTTCATCTTGCGCTCGATTTTCATCAAGGCTTTCCGATCTAAGGGACCTAAAACACCCGAGATAAAATGCCGGAGTTTTCCGGTGACGCCTAAGTAAGCGCCAGACAGTAACGTCGCATTTGTCTCTGCACATACTTTCTCACTTTCTAGAAAAGTCTTTAATGCTTGCTCAGCTTTATTTTCATTAAGCGGCAAGTTTTGGGACTTCTTAAGAACCGACCTAATTAAATAATCATCACGAAAAAGTGATAGATCATCATATTCGGTAGGTATAGTGGAAAGGTTTGCCAGTTGTTCATACTCCTTGTACTTGATCAGCATAAATACTGATAAAGCGCGCGGGGTATCAAGAATTTCGGCAAGTGCACTAGCTGTAGATAGTTCCAATTGTAAATCAGAACTTTTGTCTATAACGTAATTATAAGACATGGCTGTATAGCTCCAGAAGAGTTAACTAGATGAGGAATTACTTCCTCAAAGGTTTGGATAGGAATTCGAGCGCGATAGTTACAACGCGCCGAATGAGCTTAAGAACACTAATAAGTTTAGACATATTAGTATACTGGCTCTAAATCCTTGACAAGTTCCGACATAACAGCTTCAGCAATGAGATCTTTAACCATTGCTAATAAGTTGTCACGGTCCAAGTCACTCCACTCTTCAGGCAAAATAAATTGCCCTTTAAACCAGCCAATATCGTTTACTTTTACGATTTCATCTACAGTATGCTCCCGAGGAAGTGAAAGGGAGATGTTGACATGATTTGTTTTGCGTCTTTTAGTCGCAATATCAAGACCCAGTTGTAAAGTAGGACGACCCGCCGAAGTAACACTAGCTGCATTAGCTGTGTATACTGCGTTGGGAGTCGATACTTTCTGAGGTCCGAATAAAACGGCTACAGGGACGGCGTTTGTTAAAGTTACGATCGCTGCGTTAGCCATAATCGCTTCTCCTTGGGCTTAGCCCATAGTGGTTGTTAGAAATCTACCTAACAGTAGTCGATGCTGCGTCATCGAGAGATTAATACAGTTAGCAAAGCTAATGCGTTCGCTAATGTCTTCACTGATTTACTAGGTTCATAAGCTATCTCATCAATCCCTAACACGGTGTCAATACTTCTATTAAAAGAAGTATAGCTACCAGTCGGAGGTTGACGAACAGTTTCATGATCTTGGATGCTTGACGTTATGTCTTGCTCCCAAGCCCAGTCGATCGAGTCAGAGACAAATGCTTTCTCAAAAATAACGTTATCAAGGGCATCAAGCGCCGACAATGTGTCGCCGATAGTTAACACCCAATCAATAACAAATGAGAAAGGGATTACTTCCCAGAATAGCTCTTGCGAGTTCCCCAGATTAAAATCAGAGGGCTCTGCAATAACACGATAATATGCCTTCACTTTTCGTCTTGAATAGTGATGGCCGGTAATCGTGGTGGCACCATATGTATGGTCTTTGTAATCTATCTTGTCTTTGAAACCAAGATAAACGCTATCGTATATATCACCTTTCAGGCGATTGTCCAATTGCTTAAGACTTTTCACACAGTCCCCAACTAATGGTTGAATACCATAGGCATTCATTAACCAGATCTCCGCGGCTTCCTTTTTATTAGGACGACGAAGATGTCTAGGTACCTTTCCTTTTCGAAGATCTCGATAACTTTGAACAACGACCTTGGCTAACGCCGCGAACATGTTCACAGTTTGTCGATACTCTACTAGGGAAACGCCTAAATTCACAGCCTTGTCTTTGATTTTTAAACGAGTTTTCGTTTGCCAATCAGACAATTTTGAAACAACAATGGGCTGATTCGTAGTGTACCATGCTTTTTCAGCATAAGTCCACACAGGATCAGAAATACCATTGCTATCGCAATCACCGACAGTTTCTACAATGCCACCATAAATTCCATGTTGGAGTTTGTGTGTATATTGTATAGGCAAGACGGTGCCGTAATACCATAAAGGTTTATCATCAGCTGGAAACGGACGGGAATAACTCCCGTTAGTTTGCAGCACTTCTGCCTGTAAATCTGTAGCGTTGCTGTAATCGTACACAACACCACAGTTAGTCCATCGCTTCTGGAGTAAACCCCAGGAAAACCATGTGAC